TCAACAATTTCCGCATAGAAAAGTTGTGAGGGCATATGAGGTATGGCCCAATTCATGTCATCTGGTTGACCAAGATCGAAAATGTCAAAATGAGACATCCTTTGTGAGAGGACGCGCTTAACATCTTTCCATGTCGCGTTCTTTTTCAACTGTGACGCGACAATGGATTTGATGACAGAGAATGTCAAGAGCTTACCCTTGCGGGTTGCTTCCGACACCACATCATAAATTCCATTAGTGGCATCACCGTGATGAAATGATGGGTTGTTGGAACTAGGTAACCTAAATGTTATGGGTGACCTTGGATCCACTTGGTGCATAGGGGGTGTGTCTAAATCCTCAACAGCCGTTAAAGACACTTCTGGGTGATCGTGATAAAGATCGCAAAGGGTGTTCCGAAGAGTGTTGAGGTTTGCAGGCACACTGCACCATGAAAGGGAGACAGGACTAAGAACTCGTTTGAGCTCCTTGAACTGATCAGCCTTTTGGCGGCTAGGCTTGACTGGGCTATACTTCAGTATAGAAGATACAACCTTTAGCATAGAGCCATAGGTAAGTGAGACAAGAACATTGGGCAAAGACTTGCCATTCCACCTAATACGATCTGAATACACCAAATCATCATAGGAGAAATCGACGCTCAGCGAGATGTGACTCTGTTGCTGGAAGTGTCCAAAAGGTTCTGTCGAACTACTGTGTGTTGACGGATCATCCGATGTTGTGTTGAAAACAATATCAGATAGATCTGACAACGAGTGGGTTTGGGGTGTGTTGTGGGGTTGTGTCAAGCTAGCTTGAGTCTGGAGGCAATCACAAAGCGTGGAAGCTGTGTGGTGGTGCTCTAGACTTGCATAGCATAGTGACTGGTTAACGGCAACATTAAATGGTACTGAGCCAATCGCTTCATAAGCGAATGTGCCGTTGTTTTGTACAAAAGAGAAAACCGATAAACGGGTTCTCCAATGATTATAATTTTGAGAGAGGCCAGAACTGTTAAGAAGTATAGGGCATCCCTCAAGTTG